GTTCAGGGATGTGAAAGTGAGCGCCTTTTTTGTCAGCTTCACTCTGCTCAGAACCCCAAGGAGTGTTGTTCACTAGATGCGTTATTTTACATACATCTTGTTTCTCAATGTTCTGTTCAGTCAACTTGCCATTGGCGACATCATCGAAAACGTAGATTTTCTTGCTTTCAATGTGGCCATCATCGTATTTACCGTTGTTGGCACGCCAAATTATCTCTTCAGAAGTCGTTAAACCACGAACTCGACAGAAGAAGCTAATGTACTGCTCAACCAAAATAGATTTCGCAATTGAGCTTCCTCCATAGAAAAGAACACACCAGGGCCGCATTCGCGGACTATGCGCATATTTCGTCATCTTCATACGTTCAGTTAGATTGTCAATCTCTGTCAACCACATAGAATAGGTAGTGATGGTGCGCAGTGAATACTTGTCGCGCCTTTTCATAGCAGCTAAAGTCATACACAAGTCCATTCGAATTTGGGTCACTTCGCGGGCGAATTCATTTGGTGTAGAGTTTACTTTTTCTAGCGTTGCCGCCATAAAATGTTCAGTATGTGCTCTAATCCAGGCCATGCGTCGTGAACACGAAGCAGGGAGTAAGAAATTCATCATGTCGTCGGGATTGTTTTGGGCTACTTCTAGAAACTCCACTGTATAAGTTATCACGTTAAGTAAGAGTTCAAATGCATCCTCGTGTCTCAACGACTCACCGGGCAACAGTTTATCTAACATTTCCAAGCGTGATTGCAAGAGAACATCGTCTTCCACGAAAGAGGAACAAATGGCTCCAGCTACTACTGACTTGAGAAAAATTCCGATCTTAGAGGTGGAAAAGCCTTCTTTGAGATTGCGAAATTCATGGAGGTAATGTGAAATCTTCTCCGGATCGTCAAGTGCTTCAGCTTGAATGGTGCTATCAGAATTTTCTGCAAGATCTTTATCCTTCAATAATCGGAGCGCTTTCCGAATATAAATCTCAAGATCCTTGCGTCTTAAAATGGCAATGCCAAGTAGACGCGAGGTAAGATCTTCAACGGAAGTAACGCTCTTCAAAATTAGG